TCATAATGCCTCCGGCACCTTTATGTGGACCTGGTCCAGCCAGGTATGGGCAGACCACACGACCTCGCCAAGCATCTGTAGGCTATCCATGTCGGGGCCTTCGCGCAACTCGGTCTCGTGGTCAGGGTTGTCGGAAAGCAGAAGGATCATGCGCCCCGGTATCGCCTCGAGGCGCTTGACGCGGGCCTCGCCATCCCGATCGACGAAGGCGTAGATGCGCCGGTTTCGGATCTGCTTTCGCCGCGTGTCGATCATCACCAGGTCGGTGTCGTGCAGGGTTGGCCGCATACTGTCGCCGCGAACCGACAGAATACAGGCCGAGGCGGGCGAGATGCCGCTTCGTGCCAGCCATTCGCGCCGGAAGGCGAGGGTTGATATCGGGTCGCCCTCGCCATTGAAAGCGCCGCCGCCGGCGGCCAGCTGCGCGTCGTAGCGCGGGATCGGGGAAAACTCCTCGCCGGCGATCTCGGTGGTGTAGATGTGACCCTCTTCGCGCGGCGGGCCAACGTAGAACTCGAGATCGAGTGCGTCGGCCAGCTTCTTGACTGTCTCGACCGAAGGTGATGCGCCTCGTCGAATGTTTTATATCGCGGAGGTGCTGGGCGTGCCGAGCGCACGACGGCAAAGCTCGGCTTGCGAGAAACCGAGCGCTTTCCGGCGCCCCTCGAAGAGCGTGTATATCTGCTCTCTGACATTCACGGTGTAAAAATGCACTAGACCCGCCCAAGATGCAAGAAAACACGCTGTTTCCAAATGAGTGTAATTTTGCCTTGCTCATGCAGTGTAAATTTACTACCACAATGGCATGGACAACCTACACCTCATAGCCTTGGCGGAGGCTTACGGCTCACACGTTCGGCGCAGTGAGGCGACGATCTCCAACCATATCGCTGGACACGCGCGGCTGTTCAGTCGGCTGCGCTCCGGCAAGGGGTGCACCGTCAAAACATACCAGCGCGCGCTTCATTGGTTCTCGAGCAATTGGCCCTGCGATCTTGAGTGGCCCGCCGACATACCGCGCCCCTCCGGCAAATCGGAGGACGCCGCATGATCCACCTCACCCCAACCCGCAAGGAGACCTTCATGCAGATGAATGACGCAATGGAGACCCGGCTATACCTGGTCAATCGCGCCCTCGACGCCGGACTGCAGCCAGCCGAGGCGCTGGGGCAGGCGCGCGCGTTGTGGGATTTCGTGCAGGGGCCGTACGGCTCCGATGGCGCGATCGAGGCGGTGGAATACCGCGGCACGATCGGCGCGGAGGGTGATGTCGTCGGCATTGCCCTGCACAAGAACGGCGCCTGGCGGCGCGTGGATGCGGCGGGCCGCACGCTTCACCATGAGCGGACGTATTTCGACACGCACCCGGTCTGGGCGGGCATCCGCGACGTGCCGACAAATGTGGACGTGGTCACCGTGGAAATCCCGCGCTTCTGGGTGCGCAGCGAGCGGCGCGGCGACGAGCGGCTCTGGCTGGTCTCGCCCTGCGCGCGCCCCGGCTACCGCCTGCACCCGGCCTTCCTGCGCCCCGATGGAACTGCCTGCGCAGCGCTGCGCGTCGGCAAGTATCCGGCTTCGGAGCGTGAGGGTCGCATCGTCGGCGAGGCGGGCAACAAGCCCTGGACCGGGGTAACGATCGGTGACGCGCGCGAGCACTGCGCGGCGCTGGGTCAGGGCTGGCGGCTCTATTCGATCTACGACCTGGCGGCAATCCAGCTTCTGATGCTGATCGAGATCGGCGGGACGGACATGCAGGGCGCGCTGGGGCGCGGCAATGTCGACGGCGGCGGGGTCAAGCCCACCGGCGAGACCTCGGCCGTCTGGCGCGGCATCCACGATCTGTGGGGCAATGTCTGGCAGTTCGTCGACGGGCTGCAGCTGGCCGAGGATGGCGAGATCGTGTTGTGGAGCGCCGACGTGCCGGGCGGCGACGACTGGGTCGCGACCGGCGTGCATTACGGCCCCGGCGAGAAGGACGGCTATCCGGTCGACTTCCACGACGAGCGCGGCTCCGGCTTCGATCTGTCGCCGCTCTTCCTGCCCTCGGAGGTTGTGGCGGACAAGGAGGCCGCGGTCATCCCTGATCGGGCCTGGGGGCACTGGTCGGGGCGCGTCACCATCGCCCTGAGTGGGGGCCACTGGCTCCACGGCGTGAATGCCGGCGTGTTCGCCCTCAGCCTGAACAACCCGCGTTCGGTCGCGCTCTCGATCATCGGGTTCCGGCCCGCTTTCGCATTCTGAAATCCGCACCCCTGCGCCCTGCCGGTCCGCCGGCAGGCGGGTCGATCACCACCAACGAATCGCCAACCCGGAGGACATCAAATGACCCACCCCAAACGCGGACTGCCCGGGGCGCTGGATGCGCCCGGCGTGGCCCAGGACATCGCGCGCATTCCGCAGGCCGACCGCGTCAAGCTGGCGATCCTGCTGGTGCGCGACGTGGAGGATGGGCGCTGCATCGGCGCGCTGAGCCGGCTGGCCGAGGAAGCCACGGCCGCCAGCAGCCGCATCCTGCGCTGCCAATTCGAACAGGAGTGCGGATGATGACTGGTTTTTTCGACGCCGGCGTCGCGCGACAGGACGTGCGGCGGCACAGGCTGGCCCGGCTGGATCAGCAGCTTGGCCTGATTTCAACCGAGGATCTGCTCGAGCTCGTCCTTGAGCGAATGCAGACGGTAGTGAGCACGAAGGTCACCCTGCCGCTCGGCTGCAGCGGCCTGACCTTTGATCATATCGGCGAGGCGCGATGCGAGGTCGCCATCGCTCAGAGCGGCGAGGGATAGGATCATGATCTCCAACGCCCTTACGCGAGCCTTCAGGTCTTCGTTTTCTTTATCCATGAGTTTCCTCCATCTGGTTGTTGGCGCTTCCGATGGTAGGGAACGCCCCGGCCGCACGCCACCACTCACGGAGCCCCGCGGCCGCGGCGGCTTATTCCGGCGCGTGGCCTGGTATCTCGACAACAGCCTGCTGGGCGCTGCGCTCGGGGTGGCGGCGCTTTTCATCCTTCTGTTCGCGGGTCTCTGGCTGCCGGAGGTGCTGCCATGAGCCTTGATGTGCGCAAATACGGGTATGGCTGGGCGGTGTTCGAGGGCGGCAAGCCCGTCACACCGGAGTTGTCCCAAAAACACCTGGCCGAGAATAGGCGCGACCGGATCGCGATCGAGCGCCAGCGCCGGCCACGCAACTGCCTGCGCTGCGAGGCGGAATTTGTCTCGACCGGGCCGGGGCATCGCATGTGCAACCACTGCCGCGCGGTGGCGGGCGGTGTCGATCCGCAGATGGTGCCGTGATGCATGCCGCGCCGCTCACCTCCCCGCGCCTGCAGCGCGTGCTGGCCGTCCTGAAGGACGGGCGCCCGCACACGACGCGTCAGATCGTTCGCGCGGCCGGGGTGTGCGCGGTGAACAGCTGCATCGCCGAGCTGCGCCAGAACGGCGCCGAGATCGCCTGCACGCGGGAGCGCCGCAAGGACCGGCTGATCTGTCGATACACGATGACGAAAGGACCGAGGGATGCGTGACGCCAAGCTGATCGACCTGCCTGTAGATGAGATCGACACGAGCCGCGTGCGCGTGACGCCCCTGCACGACAAGGCAGTGGAGATCATCAAGGCGTCCGTCGAGGAGGTCGGTGCGATCCGGGATCCGATCCATGTCAGGAAGGCCAAGGATGGATACCAGTTGATCGACGGTCGGCACCGCCTGGAGGCGGCGCGCCAGCTCGGTCATGAGACCATCTCAGCCAAGGTCTGGGAGTGCACGCTCGACCAGGCGCGGCTGATGGAGGCTGACGCGAACGTGTCATTCACACATATGCAGCCACTCGACCTCGCGTTGAGCCTGGCAGCGCGCAAGGACATGTATGAGGCTCTGCACCCGGAGACAGCACGCGGCACGGCCGGTGCGCTCGCCAGGCACGGTCTGCAACTGACAAATTTGTCGTTTGCAGATTTCGTGGGCGATCTTCTCGGCTTGTCGACGCGACAAATCCAGCGGATCGTGGCGGCGGGGGCGGCCCTGTCTTCCGATCAGGCGCGGTGGCTTCGCGCAGCGCCCAAACCGCCCACCATGTCTGACCTTCAGGCTATCTCGAAGATCACAGATGACGCCGAGCGCGCAAAGGTCTGCATTGCGCTCTCGAACGGTGAGGCCGGGACCGTCAATGCCGCCCGCAAGGCGTACCGCCAGGGCGACGTCGAGCCCGCGCCCAAAGACCCCGTTGAAGACGGGTTTCAAGCGCTGATGAAGGCATGGACGCGCGCGCCGATGGCGGCGCGGCGCCGGTTTCTCGATCACATGTCCGAGGACATCGAGCAGATGGGGTGGGATCGCGATGAGTGAGCGCCGCCCGGATCGCGAATGGTGGACCGCCGCCGAGCTGGCCGAGGCCGCGCTGCCGGACCTTCCGGCCAGCCGGCAGGGGGTCGAGCTGACCGTCAAGCGGCTAGGTTGGCGGCAGGCGCCGGGCGCGGCACGGCGGCGCAAGAGCCGCGGCGGCGGATGGGAGTATCACTGGACGCTGCTGCCGAGCCGGGCGCAGCAGGCGCTGCTGGCGCAAGCCGCGCCACCCCCGGGTGCGCCCGCGCCGGTGGATCGCGAGGCCCTCTGGGCGCGCTTCGACCGACTGGCGGAGCGCACGAAGCGCAAGGCGCACCGCGCCCTGGAGGCAGTACAGACCGTCGAGGCGCTGGAGCGCGGCGGGATGACCCGCGATCTGGCCTGCCACCAGGTGGCGCGCCAGTTCGGATGCAGCGCGCGCACGGTCTGGAACTGGCTGGGGCGGATCGAGGGCGTGCGCAGCGACGACCGGCTGCCCCACCTTGCGCCGCGCCATGGCGCCGCCGTGCGCGGCGAAACATCGGCCGGTTGCAGCCCGGAGTTCTGGGATGTGCTCAAGGCCGATTACCTGCGCCTTGAACAGCCGAGCTTCTCGGCGTGCTATCGTCGCGCGGCGCGCATCGCGAAATCCGAGGGCTGGACCACACTGCCCGAGCGCACGATGCGCCGCCGGCTGGATGCGGAGGTTCCCGAAACCACGATCGTGCTCTGCCGCCAGGGCGTCGAGGCGCTCAAGCGGCTCTACCCGTCGCAGATCAGGGACCGCACCGCGCTGCACGCGATGGAGGCGGTCAACGCGGACTATCATCGCTTCGACGTCTTCGTGCGCTGGCCCTCGGAGGGGCTGGCGGGCGGCGAGGAGATCGTCCGGCCCCAGCTGGTCGCGTTCCAGGACATTTATTCGGGGCGCATCGTGAGCTGGCGCGTCGACCGGACGCCGAACAAGGTGGGCGTGAGCCTCGCGCTGGGCGACATGATCGAGCGCTTCGGCATCCCCGAGCACATCCTTCTCGATAACGGCCGCGAGTTCGCCAACAAGTTCCTCACCGGCCAGGTGCCGACGCGCTACCGCTTCAAGGTCAAGGACGACGACATTCCCGGCATCCTCAAGACGCTGGGCTGCGAGGTCCATTGGGCCACCCCTTACAGCGGACAGTCGAAGCCGATCGAGCGCGCCTTCCGCGATTTCTGCGACGACATCGCCAAAGATCCACGTCTCGCCGGCGCCTATACGGGCAATCGGCCGGATGCAAAACCGGAGAATTACGGCAACCGCGCGATCCCGCTGGAGGAGTTTCTCGCGGTGTTGGCCGAGGGGATCGAGGAGCACAACGCGCGCCCCGGGCGGCGCGGCCAGACCACGCAGGGCCGGAGCCTGCTGGAGACCTTCGACGAGAGCTACGCGACCGCGCCGATCCGCAAGGCGACCGATGAGCAGCGCCGGCTCTGGCTGATGGGCGCAGAGGGCATGCACGCGCATAGCCGCAACGGCGAGATCAAGTTCATGGAGAACAAGTACTGGGCGCCCTGGATGCACCAGGTAGCCGGGCGCCGCGTCGTCGCGCGGTTCGATCCGGCCGACCTGCATGCCGGGCTGCATCTCTACGGTCTCGACAGCGCCTATCTCGGCCATGCCGAGTGCATCGAGAAGGGCGGCTTCTTCGACCTGGAGGATGCGCGCAACCACGCCGCCGCCAAGCGCCACTTCGTCAAGAAGGAGCGTGCCGCGGCCGATGCGCTGCAACGGATGCGCGCCGCGGAGATCGGCGGCTACCTGGACGCGACCCGGCCGACCGGCGAGGCGCCGGCCGTCGAGGCGCAGGTCGTCCGCCCGACCTTCGAGCGCAAGCCCGCGCCGGCGAACGCCCTCAAGCCGCGCGAGCGCAGCCCCGAGGAGGACGCCGCGCACGAGGCAGTGGTGGCGGATTTCGAGGCGAAGCGGCGGCAGGCCGAGGCGACCCGCCCGCGCGCCGAGACCGAGCGGTCACGCTTCCGGGCGGCGATCGAGCTGGAGGCGCGCCTGGGGCGCGGAGAGGAGATCGGAGACGAGCAGGCCGCGTGGCTGGCGAGCTACCAATCCACGGCCGAGTACATCGCGCAACGCGATGTGCTGAGGAAACATCCCGACATGCTGGGGTGAAAGGTGGCGCGGCGGGCCCGCCAGCCCGTCCGCGCCGATGCTTAACACAAGCGAGGTAAACATGGCAGAGACAAGAGCCTTATACAATACACTGGCGCCGATGCGGAACGTGACTGCGTTCCTGACGCTTATGCGCCGACTGGAGAACCGCGGCCACGGGCTGCCGGGGATGGGGTGCTTCTACGGCCCCTCGGGCCTGGGCAAGACGACCGCCAGCGTCTACGTCGCCAACGAGGAGCAGGCATGCGTCGTCCAGGTCAAGTCGGTCTGGACCCAGAAGAAGCTCTGCCAGGCGATCCTCGCCGAGTTGGGTGTGCATCCCGCGAAGGTCATCGGCGACATGGTCGACCAGATCGCGGAGGTGCTGGCGCGTGATGGCGTGCCGCTGCTGATCGACGAGGCCGACTTCCTGGTCAAGAAGGGCATGATCGAGATCGTGCGCGACATCTACGAGAGCTCCTTCGTGCCGGTCATCCTGATCGGCGAGGAGCTCCTGCCGCAGAAGCTGCGCAAGTGGGAGCGGGTGCACGGCCGCATCCTGAGCTGGGTCGCAGCCGAGCCCGCGGACGACGACGACTTCGATCTCCTGCGGCGCATCCGCTGCCCCGAGGTCGAGATCGACGCGGCGCTGCTGGCCAAGATGCGCACGGCGTCGGGCGGCTCGGCGCGGCGGATCGTGGAGAACCTCGAGTTGGCCCGCGAGATCGCCGCCACCCGCAACCTCGATCGACTGACGCTCGAGGACTGGGGGCGGCGCGACTTTTTCACCGGCATCACGCCCGACGCGCGGAGGATCTCGGCATGACGCGCAACCGCGCCAGGGTCGCCACGCCGCAGGGCAACATGTGGCGCGCCATCCGCGGGCTGGGGGCCTTCACCTACCGCGACGTGGCGATGCACGCCAACACAAGCAGCGTGCCGGTCTCCGAGGGGGCTGCGCGCGACTACTGCCGGATGCTGGCCAATGCCGGGTATCTGCGTGTCGAGCGCAAGGCGCGCCCCAAGGGGCGGCTGGCGGTCTACCGCCTGGTGCGCGACACCGGCCCCCGCCCGCCGCGCGAGAAGCGGGTGCGCGCGGTCTGGGACGACAACCGCGGCGAATACGCCTACATCGCCGGAGGTGTCGCATGAGCCAGGTGACACCGATCGAGCGCGCGCGGGCGGCCTATGGCGCGGACATCCCCGACTGGGTCGAGGGGCTGGCGCGGGCCTGCGCCGAGACCAGTCAGAACCGCGTCGCCAAGCGTATGGGTGTGTCTGCTGCCATGATCTCGAACGTGATCGCGGGCAAGTACCCGGGCGACATGGCGCGGGTCGAGGATCTCTATCGCGGCGCCTTCGAGGCGCAGACCGTCGACTGCCCGGCGATGGGGGTGATGCCGCTGGACCAGTGCCGGCACTGGCGTGCCAAGTCGCGCAAGCTGTCGAACGCCAACACCCGCAACGTGACCATGTTCCGGGCCTGCAACCGCTGCCCGATCAACAAGGGAGGCTCTGATGGGTAAGTCACGGATAGCTCACCGGGACCGGATACTCGACCTTGCGCGGCAGGGGCATCCGCCGCGCGAAATCTCGGAAATGCTCGGATTGGGTGGCAAAACGGTTTCGGACTTACTGAGCCGCGAGCGGCGCAAGGGCGCCGACATCCCGTTTTTCAAGACAGGGCCCACCGCCGGTCGGACGCGGTTCGTGATCCTCGATCCGCCCGACGGGCTGCGCGATGCGCTCATCCCCCATGCCGAGGCGCGCGGGATCACCGTTTCGGAGCTTGCCGGTGCGCTTTTGCAAACGGCGGTGGCGCATGACGACCTGGTCGACGCGATCCTCGACGATGGAGGTGAAGATGACTGAGCGCTTTGCGGAGAGCGAGATGCTGCGCCTGGCGGCAAAGGCGGTCCACAAGATCGACATTCTCGGTCCGCGCGGCACCACGCTGTGCACTATGAACGAGATTGAGGCGATGGCCGGCGTGCTGGTGGCCTCCGGTGCGCTGGTGCCACCCGAGCACCAAAACGATGAGGTGCAAACCGCCTCTTCAACCCCCTCTTCAACAGGAGATGACCAATGACCGAACACACGCCCGCCCCGATCCACTCGGGTCAGATCGAGATGGACGGCAAGACATACATGCGCGACGCCAAGGGTGCGCTCGTGCCCGTTGAGGTGGTCAAGCCACAGGATCAGCTGCAGGACGAAACGGTGCGCAAGATCGTGGGGTATGCCAGGGCGCTGAGCGAGCAGATGCGGCGGTTCAAGACCCATGTCTTCGAGGATGTCGGTGATCTGGAGGCCCTGCTTGCCCAGGAGTACGAGCTGACGCTGGGCGGCGCCAAGGGCAACAAGACGCTGATGTCCTATGACGGCTGCTTCAGAGTTCAGATTGCCGTGGCCGACCGGGTGGATTTCGGGCCTGAGTTGCAGATCGCCAAGACGCTGATCGACGAGTGCCTCAACGAGTGGGCCGCTGAGGCCCGCCCGGAAATCCGCGCCATCGTTACCCGCGCCTTCAATACCGACAAGGAAGGCCAGATCAACCGCTCGGAAATCTTCATGCTCCTGCGGCTGGATATCGAGGATGCGCGCTGGCAGCGTGCCATGCGGGCGATCCGCGACGCGATGCGGGTGGTCGGCTCGAAAACCTACGTGCGCTGCTACATGCGCGATCACGCCGAGGCGGCCTGGGAGCCGGCCGTGCTCGACCTGGCACGGGTGTGATCCATGGCAGATCAGATCGCGATCATAGATCTGCCGGTCCGCGACAAGGGGCCCCGCGCGGCCGGGCAGGTGAAGCTGGTGGACGACGCAAGGCTGGAGCTGCGCATCGACGACCGGGTCTTTGTCATCGGCATGGACGAGCTGCAGCACGCGATGATCCGCGCGGCGCTGGCGCGGATGGCGCTGGAGCAGGCGGGCACGGTGGAGGAGGTGTGACATGGGCGCGCGCGACCTTCAGAAGATGATCCATGTCGGGTGTCGCGAGCTGGGCCTCGACGCCGATGCGCGCCGCGACCTGCAGCACGCCACGACGGGCAAGGCCAGCATGCGGGACATGACCGAGGCCGATCTGCGACTGGTGGTGGATCGCCTCAAGGCATCTGGTTTCGATCCGACGCCGGGGCGCGTGCGCCACCCGCGCGCGCCGCGCGCCGACCTGCGCCTGGTGCATGTGCTCTGGCGCCTGCTGGGCGACGCGGGCGAACTCAAGCAGCCCGGACGCGCCGGGCTTAACGCCTTCATCCGCCGCCGCTTCGGCGATGCCTGGGGCTCGATGCCGGCCGATATCGACATGCTGCGCGACTGGGAGAAGATCGACACGGTCATCCAGGCGCTGCTGGACTGGTGCGAACGCGCCGGCATCGAGGTGGACGAGCAGGAGCGCGGCAGATGAAAAAGCCGGTCGCTGAAGTCTCCGATCACGCGCTGCTGCGCTACCTGGAGCGCGTCCTTCGCATCGATGTCGAGACGCATCGGCGCGAGGTCGGGCGTAAGGTCGATCGCGCCATGGCGCACCCGGGCGCCTGCGGCGTGCGCGTCGGCGGCTTCACCTACAAGCTGCGCGGCCAGGTGGTCACCACCGTCGTGCCCAGCCACATGCCCAACCACCGGAGGCCGCGCCGCCGGTCAAAGGGGGCGGGCGATGGGTAACTATCTTCCCGCGGTCGCTGCCGAGATTGCCGAGGTGATCGGCGAGGCCGCCGCCCTGCGCCTTCTGGGGGCGCGGGGCGGTACGCAGATATCGATCCCGGTGCGCGCAACAGGGTCCATGCTGGCGCGCCTCGTGGGTGAGGCGGAAGCGCAGGCGATGATCGACACCTTCGGGCCCGGCAAGCTCACGCTACCGACGGCCGGCGCCCGCGGCGTCGGCGCGCGGCGGGCGCGCGCCATGCGTATGCTGCGCAAGGGCCACTCGCTTCAGGAGGTCGCGCTGGCGTGCGACCTCCATATTCGCACCGTGTCCAACTATCGTGCGCAGATCGACCGCGACAGCGGCCAGATGGATCTGCCATTTGACAGCTGAGCCGGCGCCTGCAACCTTGCGAAGCACCTTGCGCCGCGCAAAACACCGTTCCCCCTGAATACATTCAAGACTGAATTGCCGTGCCGGTGCATGCGACTGTCGGGTCGTAGAACCCGGAGGCACGCATGCAACTCAAGGATGGCCGGGTCGAGGGTGTTTCCTTTACGGAGGCGCGCTGGACCGGAGGACAAATCACCCCCACCGTCGTGGTGCTCCACGACACCGCCAGCCGGCTGACGCCGGGCGCCGCGGCCAGGTACCTGGCCGACAACGCGCGCAAGGTGTCGGTGCATTTCGTGATCGAGCGCGACGGCCGGGTTGTCCAGCAGGTCCCGGTGGGCGTGCGGGCGAACCATGCGGGAAGATCGCACTACCACGGCCGCGATCACGTCAACGCCTTCTCGGTCGGCATCGAGATTGTCAATCCCGGCCGCATGGAGGCCGCGCCTGGCGGCTTTGCGCGGGCCTGGTATGGCGAGGAGTTCGACATCAACACCTACGGCATCCAGGAGCTGCGCACCGAGGCGCATGGCCACGGTCTCTGGATGGCCTATCCCGAAGAGCAGATCGAGGCGGTCCTGCGGCTGCTGGAGGCGCTGTTCGACGGGTGCGACGCACTCGAGGATATCGTCACCCACTGGTACATCTCGCCCGGCCGCAAGGTCGACACCAACCCGCTTTTCCCCCTGAGCCATGTCCGCGCGCGCATCGTCGGCCGCGAGGAGCCGGCCGAGTGGCAGGCCGATGCCGCAGCGGATGACATCGACGGCGACGAGCTGATGCAGGTCGACACCCGCGGCGACCCGCTCAACATGCGCCGCTGGCCGAGCTTCAACCCCAACGTCATCGATCGCATCCCCGACGGCACATTGGTGCCGGTTGTCAAGGCGGGCAGCTTCTCCGGGCGCCGCTGGGTGAAAGTGGCCTTCGGCGGCGCCGAGGGCTGGGTCGTGGAGAACTATCTCAAGGAGCCGCCGGAATGAGCGAGACCGCCCCCGAACTCCCTGCCTGGCACGCGCGGAGCTTCTACGCCCAGATCCTGCTGATCGTCACCGTGCTCGCCCAGGCGGCGGGCATCGACGTTGCCGGCTGGATCGAGCGCCTCGGCTTTGCCGGCGAGCGCCAGCTGCTCGACTTCGTCGTCGCGATCATGCCGGCGCTGTTCGGGCTCTGGGCGTGGCTGGAGCGCCGGGCGCCGCGCTTCCGGCTGGTGTTCCGGCGGGTGCTGACATGAGCGGCGTTGTCGAAATCCTGCTGGGCATCGCCGCCGCGGTGGGGGCGCTCTTTGCGCTGATGGCCCGCTCGCGCCGCAAGGGGCGCCGCGAGACCGAGCAGGAGGTCGCGGCGCAGGCGGCGCAGGACTACCAGAAGACACGCGAAAGGATCGACGATGCGACGAGCGGCACTGATGGCGGTGATGATGATCGCAGCTGGCTGCAGCAATACGGAGACGGCGGTGCGCCCAAGCGGTGAAGCCATCTGCTCTGGGCTGGAGTCGCTGGCCCGCGCCCATGCGCGGGCGCTGGCAAGCTCGGATGACGCGGCGGCGATCGAGACGGGGACCCGTCTTCTGCGCGGTTTTGCGGCCGGGTGCGAGGCGCCTGCATGATGGCGGACGTGATCGATATCGGGCTGAAGTCCGCGAGCTTCATTCTGTCGATCGCGGCTGTGGTCTTCACCTGGGTGCGTACGCGCGGAAAGGCTGTCGACGGCCGGCTGCACGAGGGCTCAAAGCGCATGGACAGCCTGGAGGCGCGGATCGCCCGGCTCGAGCAGACGGTCCACGACATGCCGGGGCGCGACGAGACCCACCGGCTGGAGCTGCGGCTCACGGAGATGGCCGGGTCGATGAGCGCCATGTCGGCGTCGATGAGCGGACAGAATGAAATCCTCGCCCGGCTCGAGCGGGTCGTGACGCGGCACGAGGATCACCTTCTCGAAGGGGGTAGAAACAGATGAGCAGTTATTCCGAAACCCTGCGGCGGCATCGCCGCCTCGCAATCCTGAGGCACCTGGAGCAATGCGCCGAGTACACCTCGAACGCGGCGATCCTGACGGATGTCCTGGCCGGCCTCGGCGTCACCTCGACGCGCAGCCAGGTGATTACCGAGCTCGCCTGGCTGCGCGAGAACGGCTTCGTCGATTACGACGATCGGGCCGATTTCGTGGTGGTCACCGCGACCGGCGACGGCGTGGAGATCGCGCGCGGCGCGTCGAGCCATCCCGACATCCAGCGCCCTCGCCCGAGGAGCTGATCCATGCCGCAACCCCGCAAGATCGACCTGCTGCCACCGGAGCTGCGCGGGTGGCTCCAGGAGGAGCTGCGCGCGCGCGGGTTTGCCGGCTACGAGGAGTTGGCCGAGGCGCTGAACTTCCGCCTCGAGGAGGCCGGGCTCGAGCTGCGCGTCGGCAAGTCCGCGCTGCACGCCTACGGCCAGGAGTTCCGCGACTACGCGCGGATGCAGGATCAGGCGCAGGAGGAAATTCGCACCTTCCTGGAGGAGGCGAGCCTCAAGGAGGAGGTCGACGTGACCTCGGCGCTCTTCCAGCAGCTCACCACGATCCAGTGGCGGTTGCAGATGATGATGGCCGATCCGGACGCGATGCCCGACCCGCGGGGCATGAAGGATCTGACCACGGCGCTCAACAACCTGATCCGCTCGACCTCGCTGCGCGATGGCATCCTGAGGGCGGAGCGCGAGGCGCAGTCGGCGCGGCTCGACGAGGCCGTGGCCGACGGGGCGATCGACGAGGCGGCCGCGACCAAGGCGCGGGAAATCATGGGCTTCGGCTGACAGGAGGAGGCATATCATGCTGGACTGGGTTTTGCATATCATCGCAGCGGGGGTGCTGGCCTTGCTGCCGGCGGCGGGGTTTTTGATCGCGGGCATCTGGGCGGCGGATCGGGCGGGCACGTTCTGGCGGCACGTGCCGCTGCTGATCGTCGGTGCCGCCGGTGTCTGGCTCCTGGTGGCCGCTCTGCTGGTCGGGGTGGTGTGATGGAGCCGGCAATCGATCTTGCCTGTGGCGCAGTCGTCCTGGTTGGCGATCACAACTGGCGGCGCGGGCCGTTCAGGCCTGCCGCGCTCGCCTTCCTGTTCGGGCGGCGCCAGCGCTTCGAGCACCTGGGCATGCGCTGCCTGGTCGCATGGCGCAAGGGAAAGCCCTATCTGATCTCCATGCGCGAGGCAGCCCAATGATCCGCGCCATTCATATCGCCGATCGCGCGGAACATCGCCGTTTGGCGTTGCCGGGAAGCGTCCACATCGACCTGACAAGAGTGGAGCCCGATGGGTCGGTCGGCATGTGGTTCTTCTGCCCCTGTGGCTGCGAAGGGCCGTGCCGCGTTTCCATCCGGAAGGGGGCCAAGCCGGCGCATGAGCCGTCCTGGGCGTGGAACGGATCGCTTACCGAGCCGACGCTGGCGCCTTCGGTGCGTCAGCTGAACTGCGGTTGGCACGGCTGGCTGCGCAACGGCTACTGGCAGGAAGCCTGATGGCCCAGCCCGTCATCACCTTCCTGCCCTACCAGAAGGCGTGGATATCGGATGCCGCGCGCTTCAAGATCGGCATGTTCACCCGGCGCGGCGGCAAGACCTTCGGCTCCTGCGGCGAGATCGTGGACGATTGCATCCAGGCGGAGATGCAGCGGCGCAAGGTGCGCTGGACGATCCTGTCGCGATCGGAGGCGACCGCGAAAGAGGCCCTTGAAGATGCGTTGAAGCCTATCACAAGGGGGTATTACGCGGTCTATAACGAGCTCGCCCGGCAGGGCACCCCGGAGTTCGACGAGGGCGAGTTCTACGCCCCGGAGCTCGACGCCCGCTACAAGACGCACGAGGTGCGCTTCCCCGGCGGCAGCCGTGTCACCGCGCTTTCGGCCAGCCCCGACGCGGCGCGCGGCTTCGGCGGCAACCTGCTGCTCGACGAGTTCGCCTTTCACCAGGACAGCCGCCGCATCTGGGCCTCGGCCTTTCCCGTCGCTGCACGCGGCGGGCACAAGATCAGGGTGATCTCCACACCCAACGGCAAGGGCAACAAGTTCTACGAGCTGATGACGGCCGAGGACGACACCTGGTCGAAGCACATGGTCGACATCTACCAGGCTGTCGCCGAGGGGCTCGACGTGGACATCGACGAGCTGCGTGCGGGCATCGCGGACGAGGACGCCTGGGCTCAGGAGTTCGAGCTCAAGTGGATGGACGAAGCATCGAGCTGGCTGGATTACGAGCTCATCTCGGGCTGCGAGAGCGAGGCCGCGGGCGAGCCCGGCCATTACCAGGGCGGCCCCTGCTTCGTGGGCGTGGATATCGCCGCGCGCAACGACCTGTTCGTGATCTGGGTGCTCGAGCAGGTTGGCGACGTGCTCTGGACGCGCGAGATCATCGTTCGGCGGCGGGCCACCTTCGCCGAGCAGGATCACCTGCTGGCGGATGCCTTCGCGCGCTACCGCGTAGTGCGCTGCGCCATGGACCAGACCGGCATGGGCGAAAAGCCCGTCGAGGACGCCAAGCGCACCCACGGCGAAAGCCGCGTCGACGGTGTGATGTTCACCTCGGCCGCGAAGCTCGACATGGCCACCGGGCTCAAGGACCGGATGCAGGATCGCAGGATCCGCATTCCCGCCGGCGATCCGCGCCTGCGCGCGGACCTGCACGCGATCAAGAGCCAGGTCGGCGCGACGGGTATCCGCCGCCTGGTGGCCGATGGCGAGACCGACGGGCACGCCGACCGCTTCTGGGCCGGCGCGCTGGCGGTGGCCTCGGCGCAGATCGACTATCAGCCCTTCGACTATCGACCCGTCACGCGCGGGGCGCGGGATACCGACCGGCCGGTGCGCGCCACGGCCGGGTTCGGCGCAGGCAGAGGAGTTTGGTGATGGAGCGCTACGTGGAAAAGCGGCAGATCGGCACCGCCACGCTCTATCGCGGCGACTGCGCGCGGATCATGCCCTTCCTTGAAGGGGTCGACGCCGTCGTGACCGACCCGCCCTACGGCATCGGCCAGGGCTACGGGCATCGCGGCGGCGGGTATTCCCGACGCAAGAACGGCAAGAAGGTGCCGCGCACGGCGCGCCGCTATGCCCGGGGCAGCTGGGACGTTGCCCCCCCCCCCTATCGTTTTGCAGATGTGCGCGCAGCTCGCGCCGGCATGGATCATATGGGGCGGGCAGTACTTCGCACACCATCTGCCCCAGGGTGGGCGCTGGCTCTACTGGGACAAGCGGCAGGGCATGCCGTCCTATTCCAAGGGCGAGCTGGCGATCACGAGCCTGAAGGGCGCGCGCCTGGACGCTTTCTCGTTGTGCTATCACGGGCGGCACTCGAACCGCGACGGCACGCGCCAGCACCCGACCCAGAAGCCGGTGGACCTGATGCGGTGGTGCCTGGAGCAACTCCCCGAGGCGGAAGTGATCTGCGACCCCTTCATGGGCGTCGGCTCGACCGGCGTGGCCTGCGCGCTGGAGGGGCGGCGCTTCATCGGCATCGAGCGCGATCGGGCGTATTTCAAGGCGGCCTGCGACCGGATTGCCGCGGCGCTGGACGTGCCGCCCGACCCGGCCGGCGATAGGTAGGAGAGACCATGGCCCGAACCCCAACACTTCTCGACCCTTACGGCCGCCCGGTGCGCCGTGCCGAGCTGACGAAGATGCAGGCCGAGCCCGGCCTGACCGGCGTGCGCCAGGCGTTCGGCCCCAGCGTGGCGCCGGGGCTGACACCCCAGCGGCTCGCCGCGATCCTGCGCGCCTGCGACGACGGCAACACCCACGACTACCTGGTGCTGGCCGAGGAAATGGAGGAGCGCGACCCGCACTACGCCTCGGTGCTGGGCGTGCGCAAGCGCGCGGTCTCCGGCGTGGAGCCCGTCGTCGAGCCCGCCTCCGAGGATCCGCGCGACCAGGAGATCGCCGAGGACGTGCGCGAGACCATCGCCATGAGCGATGCCTTCCCCGACCTGATTGAGGACATGCTCGACGCGCTCGGCAAGGGGTTCTCCGCAATCGAGATTGACTGGAAGCGCGGCGCGCAGCGCTGGACACCGCGCGCCTATATCCATCGCGACCAACGGTATTTCCGGTTCGATCGCGCCACCGGGCGCGAGCTGCGGCTCATCGACGAGCAGGATCCGGCCGAGGGCATTCCGCTGGAGCCGTTCAAGTGGATCGAGCACCGCACCCGGCTGAAGTCGGGGCTGCCCGCGCGCGGCGGGCTTGCCCGGCTCGTGGCCTTCGGCTGGATGTGCAAGGCGTACACGCTCAAGGACTGGGTCGCCTTCATCGAGACCTACGGCCTGCCGCTGCGCCTCGGCCGCTACGGCGGCGAGCACTCGGCGCAGGACATCGAGAAGCTGTTCTCGGCCGTCGCCAATATCGGCACCGACGCGGCGGCCGTCCTGCCCCGGGGTATGGAGATCGAGTTCCAGGAGACCGGCTCTGTCAACGGCGACCGGATATTTGAGAGCCTCGCGCGCTATGTCGACGAGCAGACCTCGAAGGCGGTTCTGGGCCAGACCATGACGTCCGACAACGGCTCGTCGCGCGCCCAGGCGGAAGTGCACGACAACGTGCGCCACGACATCGCCTCGGCCGATGCGCGCGCCGTGGCCGGCACGCTCAACCGCGACCTGGTCAAGCCTTACGTCGATCTGAACTTCGGTGTGCCGAAGCAGTACCCGCGCATCACCATCCCGATCGCCGAGCCCGAAGATACGGACATGATCATCCGCAACGTCACCCGGCTGGCCGTCGCGGGCGTGCGGTTCAACCAGTCCGAAGTGCGCCAGCGCCTGGGCTTCTCCGACCCCGAGCCCGGCGACGACGTGGTGGGCGGCCCGCCCGAGCCCAAGCGGCCCGGCTCCGGCACCGCGATGAACCGCGAAGCGCCCGGGCCGACGGACGAGCTCGACGAGCTCGAGGCAGAGATGTTGGAGGACTGGCAGGAGGTGATGGGCGAAACCCTCGATCCGATCGAGGAGATCATCGACGGCGCCGGCAGCTACGAAGACGTGATGGAGCGGCTGGCCGGGCTCGACGGCCTGCCCGCGAGCCGCATCATCGACACCCTCGTGAAGGGCATGTTCAAGGCGCGCGCCCAGGGTGACGTGACCGATGACTGACCGGCCGGGCTACAGCTTCAGGTCGGGGCCGCCCCCCGAGGCATCGCGCTATCTCGCCAACAAGGGGTGGAAGCCGGCCTTCTCCTGGCGCGACGTAGAGCCGGAAGAACACGCCGTGTCCTTCACCGTGGCCAAGGCGATGCAGGTCGACGTGCTCTCGGATATCCGCGAGGAGGTGCAGCGCGCGATCGACGAGGGCGTGCCCTTCGAGGAGTTCCAGCGCACCCTGCGCCCGCGCCTGGAGAAACATGGCTGGTGGGGGCGCCGGGAGATGGTTGATCCCGCCACCGGCCTGACCGAGACCGTCCAGCTCGGCTCGCCGCGCCGGCTGCGCACGATCTACCGCGCCAACCTGCGCGCGGCTCGCGCCGCCGGGCAGTGGGATCGCATCGAGCGCACCAAGCAGACGCGGCCCTACCTGGTCTACCGGCTCGGCCCCAGCGAGCGCCACCGGCCCGAGCACGCGGCCAAGGCCGGGCTCGTCCTGCCGGTGGACGATCCGTTCTGGGATCGCTGGATGCCGCCCAACGGCTGGAACTGCAAATGCTGGGTCCGCCAGGTCAGCCGCGAGGAGGGTGAGCGCCTGGGCGTCAGTGAAAGCCCCGAGGTGCCGGTGCGCCGGGTGGTCAATCGCCGCACCGGCGAGGTGCGCGATGTGCCCCGCGGCATCGATCCGGGCTGGGAGCGCAACCCCGGCGCCCAGCGGGTGCGCGCGGCGATCGACTTCCTGGATGGCCGCCTGCGCGGCGCCCCTCCGGAGGTGGCCCGCGTGGCCGAGCGCGACCTGCGCGGCGGCTGGATGGCCGAGCGCGCGCGCCAGCATCCGGAGTGGCGCGACGACCTGCCGTTTCTGGACGCCCTGAGGCGGATTTTCGGGGGCGGGGCGGAGTGATCTGGCGGCCGGGGCGCCCAGCACCGCCGCAGCGCGCCGTTAAATACCCATTTAATACCCTTGCCGGGTTTTCCCGGAGCATCTACCCTCAGGAGAAAGGCCGCGCTCCTCGGCGCGCTGAGCGGCTCTGACGCAACCGGCCCCGGCACGATTTCCTGCCCCTGAATTCCTTCAAGGCTGATACGCCCCGCTCCGTGCGCGAATGTGGCCGCATGGCAAGGACGCATTACACACAAATTCAGGCGGTGGCGCTGAACCTCGAAGGGGCCGCGGCCCCGGAGTGGATACAGCTCACGCCGGCCGGCCCCGATATCCAGGGGCGCGACGGTCGGCGCTGGACGCTGCCCAGTCCCGAGGAGGTCGTCGCGGCCTTCCAGCGGCACGGCGCGGAGCTGCCCGTCGATATCGAGCACGCCACCCAGATCAAGGGCGCGAAGGGCGAACCCGCGCCAGCCGTCGGCTGGATCTCCGACATGGAGGCACGCGACGGCGCGCTCTGGGGGCGCGTCACCTGGACGGAAGACGGCGCCGCGCTGCTGAGCTCGCGCGGGTATCGCTACATCAGCCCCGTCTTCGCATTCACCAAGCCCGCGGGCGAGATCGTGAAGATGGTCTCGGCCGCACTCACCAACAGCCCGAACTTGCAGCTTGCCGCACTCAACAGCGTGCGCGAAGAAGAGGAGACGACAATGGACAAGGCTGTCCTGGAGGCCCTGGGCCTCAATTCCGACGCGACGACTGCCGATGCGGTGGTTGCGATCAACGCGCTGAAGGAGCGCGAGACGACCGCGCTGAACCGGGCGCAGTCGCCGGACCCCGAGAAGTTCGTGCCCAAGGGCGACTACGACCTGGCCATGAACCGCGTCCGCGAGCTCGAGCAAGTGGAAGCCGAGCGGACCGACGAGGCCATCAACGCCGCAGTCGACGCGGCGATCGAGGTCGGCAAGATCGCCCCCTCCAGCCGCGACTTCCACCTCGCGGCCTGCAAAGCCGAGGGCGGACTGGAGCGCTTCGAGAAGATGATCGAGGCCGCGCCCGTGATCGCGCGCAACTCGGGCCTGGACGACAAGACGCCGGGCACCAAGGCCGGAACACTCACCCAGGAAGAGATCGCCATCTGCCGCCAGCTGGGGATCGATCAGAAAACCTTCGCCGAGGCGAAGGCAAGCGAGGAGCAGTAACCGATGGCCATCATCACCGCATCGCTTCTGGAGGCCCTGCGCACGGGCTTCAAGAAGACCTTCGAGGACGCCTACGCCTCGATGAAGGCAACGACCTTCTACACCGACGTCGCGACGATCGTGCCGTCCACCACCGCTTCCGAGACCTATGGCTGGCTCGGGGACTTCCCGGATCTGCGCGAGTGGGTCGGCGATCGTGTCATCAAGGACATGAAGGAAAGCGGCTACCAGGTCCTCAACAAGGAATGGGAGAGCACGGTCGGCGTGAAGCGCCCGCAGATCGAGGACGACAATCTCGGCATCTACACGCCGATGGTCCAGTCCATGGGGCAATCCGCGGCGCGCCACCCCGACATCCTGATCGCCGAGCTGATCAAGAACGGCAACGCCAACGAGTGCTACGACGGGCAGTACTTCTTCGACACCGACCACCCGGTTTACCCGAACCACGACGGCACGGGCACCGCGGCGACGGTCTCGAATTACGATGTTCCGGGCACCAGCCCCGGAACCACCTGGTATTTGCTGGACACCTCGCGCCCGCTCAAGCCGTTCATCTTCCAGGAGCGCAAGCGGCCCGAGTTCGAGGCCAAGACCGACCCGCGCACCTCGGACGCGGTCTTCACCTCGAACCAGTTCCAGTACGGCGTTTATGCGCGGCACAACGTGGGCTACGGCTTCTGGCAGTGCGCCTATGCCTCGCGGCAGCCGCTGAACTCCGACAACCTCGACGCCGCAATGCAGGCGATGATGGAGTTCACCGCCGATGGCGGGCGTCCGCTGGGCATCATGCCGAACCTGCTGGTCGTGCCGCCCGCGCTGCGCTCGGCCGCGAACAAGACCGTCGAGGTGATGCTCGGCGACGGCGGGGCCTCGAACCCCAACTACAAGGCCGTCGATGTCAAGGTCATCCCCTGGCTGGCAGCATAAGGGGATAGCCGATGAGCATGTACCTGATCAGCTCCACCCGGCCGGACGGCTTCTTTCGCTGCGGGACCTTCTTTCCGCGCGAGGGACGCCGCGTTGCCGCGAACGCCTTTTCGGAGGCGCAATGGGCCCGGCTGCACGCCGAGCCCTCCCTGAAGATCGCGCCGGCCCCGGACGACACGCCGGGGGCGGACGCGGAGGCGCGCGCCGCGATCGCGGAGGCCATCGCCGACCTCGACGCGTCCGCCTACCAGCAGGACGGAAAGCCGAAGGTCGCCGCGCTGCGTGACGTCCTTGCGGACGATGTTCTGATCACCGCCGCGATCCGCGACGAGGTCTTCCAGGCCATGCAGGCCGAGGGCTTCGAGCCGCCGGAGGGAGCGTGATCATGGCGGCGCGTGTATCGGCCCCCGGCGTCACGGGGCACATCTGGCGCTGCGGCGTCCGGCTGACCGACAAGGGCGCGGTGTTCGAGCGCGGCGCCTTCACCGCCCGCGAGTGGGCGCGGCTGCGCGCCGACCCGGCCGTCAAGGTCGAGCCGCTGGACGAGGCGGCGCCCGAGGATGTGGCCGAGGCCGAGGAGAACACCCTCGTCGAGGACGAGGCGCCCGGCCCGGTCGACGAGCTCGTGCGGGTGATCCCGGGGCTCGAGCCCGGGGACTTCACCCAGGACGGCCAGCCGCGCATGCGGGCGCTGCGTGCGGCCCTGCCAGGCATGGACGACGCGCTCATCACCGACGAGGCCCGCGACGAAGCGATGCGCCGGCTGGCGCAGAGCGGCTTCCGGCCGCCCGGCGAGACCGGCTGACGGCCGAGGAAATACCCGAGAGGGGGGGCGTCGCCGACCCCCCCCCCCGCAGTGAAAGGCGGGTCCTGGGCAGGACCTTAAAAGGCCCGTTTTGAAGAGGTTTCACACATGGCCTATGCCACGCAGAGCGACATCACCGACCTCTACAGCGCCGACGCGCTCTACGTGGCCGATCGCGACGGCGACGGCACGGTCGAGACTGACGCGGTGGCCCGGGCGCTCGAGCAGGCCAGCGACGAGATCGACAGCTACCTCGCCGTGCGCTACCGCCTGCCGCTTCCCGAGGTGCCGGGCATCCTGCGCCAGATCGCTGTCGACTTCGCGCTCTACCGGCTGGCGCTTTCGCGCGACGTGCTCTCGGATGAACATCGCCGGCGCTACGAAGACGGCCGCGACCACCTCAAGCGGATCGCCGATGGCCGGGCCGCGCTGCACATGCCTTCGCTCGAGGCCGACCCCGACGGCGATGGCGAGGGCGACGGGCCCACGCCCGTCGTGCGCCACGGCCCCGAGCGGCTGTTCTCGCGCGACAAGATGCGGGACTTCTGATGGCTGTCACCCTGACCACCGAAGGCATGGAGGCCGCGCTCGACGGGCTGCAACGCCTGGCGGGCTTCGACGCCGCGCAGATCCTCGACGAGGTCGGCGCGATCGTCGAGGACAGCACGAAGGTGCGCGTCGCCGACGAGAAGACCGCGCCGGACGGCACGCCCTGGGCCGACTGGTCGGCAGGCTACGCCGCCACCCGGCGCGCCCAGCACTCGCTACTCGTGGCCTCGGGCAACCCGGGCCTGCTGGAAAGCATCCAGCGCTACGCCACCCCGACCGAAGTCGAGGTCGGCAGCAACATGGTCTACGCCGCGGTGCACCAGTTCGGCGCAGCCCAGGGCGCGTTCGGCAACACATCGCGCGGCAGTCCCATCCCCTTCGGCGATATTCCGGCGCGCCCCTATCTGGGGCTGTCGGACGATGATCGCCAGGAGATCGAGACCTTCGTCTCCGATCGGCTGGGGGGGCTGCTGCAATGAGCGAAGTGCGCGACGATCTCCTCGCCACGCTGCCCGATGTGGTCGCCACGCAGGTGGCCACGCGGATCCCCGATCTCGCCGAGTGCCGCGGCATCGCGGGGCGGTTTTCCGTGGGCGAGCTGCGCAAGCAGTCGATCCGCCATCCGGCCGTCCTGGTCGCCCATCTCGGCGCGCGCCAGGAGCAGGACTGGACCGGGCCGCATCACGGCTTCCTGCTCGACATGGCCGCCTTCGTCATCACCAAGGACCGGCTCGGCCTGCCCCGCGATGCGGCGGCGGCCAATATCGGGCAGGTGCTGCTGAGCATGATCCCCGACAACAACTGGGGCGAGAGCGCACTTGGGCAGGCCCGGGCCGTGCGCCTGCAATCGCTTGTCACCCCGGAGACGCGCGACGCGGCGACGAGCCTCTGGGCGGTCACCTGGTCGCAGCCGGCCGTGGTGCAGGGCTACACGACGCCCGAGCCGCTGGCGATCGAGCTCTATCTCGGCCAGGCGCCGGAGGTCGGGGCCGGACACGAGGGCGACTACACCGAGATCGGAGGGGCGAACTGATGGCCGGGTTCCAGCACGCCGAGGCCGATCGCCGGGCCACCAACATCGTCCAGGTCGGCGCGGTCACCGCGATCGAGACCGGCACCAACCGCGCGCGTGTGCGCATCGGCGGGCTCGACACCCAGCCGCTGCCCGTCACGCAGCTGCGCTCGGGGACCGTCCGGTTCCAGTGGATGCCCTCGCCCGGCGAACAGGTCGTGGTCTATGCCCCGCGCGGCGACATGGAGCGGGCTTTCATCGGCCCTTCAATCCCCGTTGACGGGGGCGCGGTGGCACCCGACGCGGCCACCCCGACCATCGATCTTGGCGGCTCGATCCTGTCGATCATCGGCGACATCAAGATCGACGGCACCGTCACGGTCACCCAGGACGTGATCGCCAACGGCATCAGCCTGGTCAATCACACCCACCCCGAGAGCGTCGGCTCGGTCACAGGGAAGCCGCAGTGATGGCCGGGCTCGCGACCACATCCCTTCGCCGGATCGGTGACATTGAGCACCTGGAGCAGTCGATCGGCGATATCCTGATGACGCCGGTGGGCAGCCGCGTCATGCGGCGCGATTACGGATCGCGGCTGGCGGAGATCGTCGACCAGCCGATGAACGGCGAAACGGTCGTCGATATCTTCCTTGCCACCGCCGAGGCACTCGCCGAGTGGGAGCCGCGCTTCCGGGCGCGCCGCGTCCAGGTGGAGCGCGCCGAGGCCGGGCGCTTCGACCTGGTGGTCGAGGGCGATGTCGCCGGCGTCAACCGGGTGGTGCGCACCGCCCTGGGAGGTGGCGCGTGAGCCGCTTCGTCCAGATCGACCTGTCGGCGCTCACGCCCCCCGATGTCGTCGAGACCCTCGACTACGAGGCGATCGTCGCGGCCATCAAGGCGGACGTCGAGGCGGCCGCGCCGGAGCTCGCCGACGTGCTGGCGCTGGAAAGCGAGCCGGCGGTCAAGCTGATCGAGGCATTCGCCTATCGCGAGCTGCTGCTGCGCCAGCGCGTCAATGACGCGGCCGAGGCGGTGATGCTGGCGCGCGCCACGAGCTCGGACCTCGACAACCTCGCGGCGCTCTTCGGTGTCGAGCGGCTCACGATTTCGCCCGGTGATCCGGAGGCCGTCCCGCCCATCGCGGCGGTGATGGAGACCGACGACGCGCTGCGCCAGCGCGTGCAGCTGTCGCTCGAGGCACAGAGTGTGGCCGGGCCCGAGGGTGCTTATCTCTTCCACGCTCGCGCGGCCGACGAGCGCGTCCGCGACGCCAGCGTGATTTCGCCCGGCGCCGGCGAGGTGCTGGTCACCGTGCTCGCATCGACGGGCGACGGCACCGCGCCGCAGGACCTGGTGGACGCGGTCGAGGCGGCCGTCGGGGCCGAGGATGTGCGCCCGCTGACCGATCATGTCACCGTGTCCAGCGCGGCGGTGGTCGACTACACGATCGAGGCCGAGCTCACGCTCTATCATGGCCCCGACGCCGATGTGGTCGCCACCACCGCGCGCGCCTCGGCCGAGACCTTTGCTGCGCGTCATCACCGGATCGGCCACGACATCACGCGCTCGGGTCTCTTTGCCGCGTTGCATGTCGAGGGCGTCCAGCGCGTCGAGTTGATCCAGCCCGCGGCCGACATCGTGGTCGATGACACCCAGGCCGCCCATTGCGGCGCGATCTCCGTAAGCGTGGGGGGGCGCGATGTCTGAGTTTGCCGCTCTTCTGCCACCCAGCGCCACCGACGCAGAGCGCGGCGTCGAGCGCACCGGGCTGCGGCTCGACGAGATGGCTGTGCCGGTGCGCCACCTGTGGAACCCCGACACCTGCCCGGCCGCGCATCTTCCCTGGCTTGCCTGGGCGCTCTCGGTCGACAACTGGGAGACCGACTGGCCCGAGGCGGTCAAGCGCCAGACGCTGCGCCGCTCGGTGGCCGTGCATCGCCGCAAGGGCACGCCGGCCGCGCTGCGCGATGCGCTGGAGGCGATCGGGTTCGCGGATGTCGAGATCGACGAGGGACTGCCGATCGCGCGCTACGACGGCACTGAAACCCACGCTGGCGCCGAGACCCATGGCGGCGGCACCCGCTGGGCCATGTTCACGCTCCTGCTCGACCTGGGCGAGTGGCGCGGGCTGAGCGACGAGGGTGTGGCCCGTGTCATCGACGCGGTCGGGCGGGTCAAGCCCGTGCGCTCGCACCTCGCCGATCTCGCCTTCCGGGTGGGCGTGGCCGACACCGCCGAGCTGGCCGAGAGCGCCGAGACTGAAGTCGCGCATACCGCGTCCGACGTCCTGCCCTGGGGGCGGCGCCATGATGGCGCGACGCAGCACGACGACGCGGTGCGACTGGCGCATGACGGGGCGCAGGATCACGGCGGGGCCGTGGCCTATGCCGGCTGGACCGACATCGAGGGGCGCCACGACGCCGTGCGCGCGCGGACCCGGATCGGGATCGACCTCGGCCAGTCCGACCGGATGGAGATCGCGCCCAGGCATGACGGCCGGTTCCGGCACTCGGGGATCACGCATGGCGCAGGCCAGCCGCCGGCGGCCGACATGGCGATGCCGATCCGGCTCACGCGCCACCGGCTGCATGACGGCCGGCACCGGCATGCGGGCGCGCTCCATGATGGCGCGCTGAGCTTCGACGCAAGCCAGTCCCACTGGGCGGGCATCTACCACAGCGGGGCAGAGACCACCGCGATGACGGCAATGTGAGGGGCACAATGCAGGCAACCGACAAGCTGACAGTGAGGGGCGCGCTCGACATCACCGTGCGCAGGCGCGGCGTGATCATCGAGCGGATCGCCATGCCCAACATGATCCTCGAGGCCGCCCGCTTGGGTCTGGCGGCGCTGATCGCGGGCGACGGCGCGGGCAAGGATATCGCCGAGATCGGCGTGGGCACCAATGGCGACGGCCCGGCGCCCGGCGATACCGGGCTGACCGGCGCCTTCACCAAGCCGGTGAGCGGCTTTGCCTACCCGGCTGCCGGCGAGGTGCGCTTCGACTGGCGCCTCGAGACCACCGAGGCCAACGGGCTGGCGATCCGCGAGTTCGGCCTGATCACGGCCGACGGCACACTGTTTGCGCGCAAGACCAGGCAACCGATCGAGAAGGCCGACGACATCAGTCTCGACGGCAGCTGGACCATCATCTTCTAGAGGGGAAACAACATGGCGAACCTACCCGAAAACGCCTCCTGGCCGAGCGGCATCTACCAGATCGAAACCACCGACCCGGTGGTTGGCGGCCCGGACGGGATTGATAACGTCCAGGCCAAACAGTTGGCCAACCGGACCGCCTGGCTCAAGCAGTACGCGGACGAAGTGGCGCAGGCACGCGGTGACAAGGCGTCGCTCGGCGCCCGGCTGGATCTGCTGCAGGCGTTGGCGCCCGAGCACCAGGTGGCCATCATCGCCGCGACGCAGGAGGCGCTCGGCCTGGCCGGCGTCCTGTCGCGCGAGATCGACGTGATCCGCAACCGCGTGCTCGCCCAGGGCGAGGTGGTGCTCAAGAACAAGCACGTCATCTCGGGGATGGTGCTGAGCAAGTCGGGGATCCGCGCGCTGGATTTGTCGCAGAGCGGCACTGTGGGCAGTGGATCGTCGCGCGCCTGGATCGACGGGCTGACCATCACGCTGGCAGACGAGGCGACCCACGTCTCGGTGCCGACCAACGAGACCGACGAGGCGGTGACCTACTACGCCTTCCTGCATGACGGCCCCGGCGGCTACGGCGTCGGCGTGGCCCAGCAGGTGCCCGATGACGGGCTGGTGCTCTACCGGCTCGACCTGCCCGCGAACGACACGGCCGGGGATCTGTCGGCGGTCACGCTGACCGACCTGCGCGTCGTGCGCCCGCAAAGCGGATGGTGGGTCGACGCTGCGCCCTTCGTCTCCGTCGCCTTCGCCGAGGCGCTGCCCGCGGCCGATTACGGCGTCGAGCTGGAGGTCGAGGGCGCGACCAATCTTGCCGGGGTCGGCGCGCTGACTGCCTACGACAAGGCGCGCAACGGCTTCAAGATCAAGGCCAGCGGCTCGGCCGACAACATCCGCATCCGCTGGACCCTTCTCAACCCCCGCTACCAGTGAGGCTTAAATGAACGTTCAACACATGACGAAGGGCCGCGTGCTCGACCACCACCTTGAGGGCACCGAGCTGCATATCGGCACCCCGGCGCAGGTCATCGACCTGGCCGCGCGCGAGCGCGACGCCGAGGTCGTGATCGGCCTGCGCGCCGACGCCGCCGGCGGGCTCGACCCCGAGGGCGACCTGCACGCCGCCACGATCATCATCCCGCCGCGCCGCTACGAGATGGGCGAAGTCACCGAGGAGAGCGACGGCGAAACCATCACCTACCAGGACCGTGTCGCCCAGCCGCTCAATCTCGCGGCCGTGACGCTGCAGCTCTACGGGCTGCCGGACCTGCCCACGGAAACCGAGGAGTAAACCACAATGTCCATCATCATTTCCGCCCCCGATGCTTTCCGGCAGTCGGTCGAGGCCGCCTCGGGCGGCGTCAACACGGTGCTCTACGACGATCGCGGTTACCCCTCGATCATGTGCGTCGTGCCCCGCTTCAATATCGAGGACATCGACCCCGCACTGGGCGCCGGCGTGCATCCGGCCTTCACGATCGACGGCGCGCAGAAGTCCGAGATCATGGTCGGCAAGTTCCAGGCGACGATCCACGACGATCGCGCGCTGTCCCTGCCCGGCCAGGACCCGGCGACGAGCATCAACTTCGACACGGCCGACCAGCGCTGCGCCGACAAGGGGCCGGGCTGGCACATGATGACGAATGCCGAATGGTCGGCCGTGGCACTCTGGTGCTGGAAGAACGGCTTCATGCCGCGCGGCAACACCGACTACGGCCGCGACTACGACCAGACCTACGAGACCGGCCGGCGCCAGGATGGCGGCGATCCGGGCGACAACTCGGGCGTGGCGCGGACACTTACCGGGTCGGGCCCGGCAAGCTGGTATCACGACAACAGCCCGGCCGGCATCGCCGACCTCACCGGCAATGTCCATGAGTGGGTCCGGGGCTTGCGCCTGGTGGGCGGTGAAATTCAGATCATCGCCGACAACAACGCCGCCGCCACCGACGCCGATCACTCGGACACCAGCACGCTCTGGCAGGCGATCCTCCAGGACGGCTCGCTGGTCGCGCCCGGCACGACCGACACGCTGAAATGGGACGCGACCGGCGCTGCCGGCGCCGGCGATCCGATCCTCAACACCAGCGTCACCAGCCAGTCCGACGGCTCGAACTATGCGCAGGCGATGTACAAGGACCTGACGGCCGAGGCCGGCGTAACGGTGCCCGAGATCGCCAAGGTTCTGGGCCTCTTCCCGCATGCAGTCGATATGACGCGCGCGCGCTTCTACATGAACAACGAGGGGGAACGTCTGCCGGTCCGTGGGGGCTACTGGAGCGACGGCGTGGGTGCCGGCGTGTTCGCCCTCGTCCTGCACTACCCGCGTTCGTACGCGTACTCGCGCATCGGGTTCCGGCCCGCTTTCGCGATCTGAAATCCGCCCACCTGAAATCTGCCCGGGCGGGTGAAAACCCGCCCGGATAACACCAAGGAAAAGGCCCGAACCAGTGGATGATCTGAAGATCAGGCGCAAATGCGAAGAGATGATTGCCTACGGCTATGTCGCGCTGCGGCAGTTCCCGAAGGCGGAGCGTCACGTCCTGAGCCAGGAAATCCGCCAGACCATGTGGCGGGTGCTGCGGCTGATCATCATCTGCAATCGCCGCTACCACAAGAAGACCACCATGCAGGACCTCGACGGGGATCTCGACTTGCTGCGCAGCCAGGTGCGGCTGTCGCGTGAGCTGCAGTATCTGCCGTTCCGCAAGTACGAGGTCTGGAGTCGTCACCTCGACGAGCTCGGGCGCATGGTGGGCGGCTGGTTCCGGAGCCTCAAGCAAAGGGGTGCGGGCAATGTGGCTTGAACGTCTGCCGATCCGTGGGGGCAACTGGAACAACGGCGTGAATGCCGGCGTGTTCGCCCTCAACCTGAACAACCCGCGTTCGAACGCGAACTCGAACATCGGGTTCCGGCCCGCTCTCGTGGAATGCCGGAAGGCGGTGCCTCACGGGGCGCCGTCCAGCGCACCCTCGAAAGGCCCCGTATCCCTCGGCCAAGCGCCGGAAAAAATGAACAGGCCGGGGCGGGACAGTAGCGCATGCGCGACCCTTCGCGCCGGCCGCCCCAATCTCTCGGAGGCCGCGTGATGGCCTGCACCTACAACAACCTCTTCGAGCGGATCGCGGATTTCGAGGCGCTGCATCGCGCCTGGGGCCGCGTGATCCGCGGCCGGCGCGCCCAGGCGGACGTACTGCGCTTCGAGCGCGATCTCGAGCCCAACCTGATCGCGCTGCAGGAAAGCCTGCTGGCGGGCACCTACACCACAGGACCTTACCGGAACTTCAAGGTGTTCGAACCCAAGGAACGTGCGATCTCGGCTCTGCCGCTGAAGGATCGGATCGTCCAGCACGCCCTGATCGAGGTGATCGAGCCCATCTGGGAGCGCCGCTTCATCCATGACAGCTATGCCTGCCGGCCCGGCAAGGGCGCCCATGCCGGCGCTGACCGGGTGCAGGCCATGCTGCGCGCCGTCCAGCGCGAGGCGGGCTGCATCTACGTGCTCAAGGCCGACATCGCCAAGTACTTCCCGTCGGTGTCGCACGATGCGCTCAAGCGCCTCCTGCGCCGCCGCATCGCCTGCGCACCGACGTTGCGCCTGATCGACGACATCATCGACAGCACCGCCGAGCCCGGCGATCCGCTGCCGCGCGGCATCCCGATCGGCAGCCTGACCTCGCAGCTTTTCGCCAACATCTATCTCCACGAGCTCGACGGCTTCGTGAAGAACGACCTGCGCGTGCAGCGGTACCTGCGCTACATGGATGACTTCGCGGTCGTGGATCCCGACAAGGCCCGGCTGCATGAGCTGCGCCGCGAGATCGACGGGTTTCTTTACGCGCACCTGGCGCTGCGCCTCAACGGCAAGACGCAGGTCTTTCCCGTCCGCCCCGGCGGTCGGTCACTGGATTTCCTCGGCTACAGGATATGGCCCACGCACCGGCTTCTGCGCCGGGACAGCGTCGGCCGGATGCGCAAGAAGATGAAGCGCATGGCGCAACAGTATCACGCGGGCCAGATCGACATGGATCGCGTGCAACGCGTCGTCGCCAGCTGGGTCGGCCATGCCGCCCATGCCCAGACCTACACGCTGCGCCGCCGAGTGGTCAGCGGGCAGGTCTTCGTCCCGCCGCCACGCGAGGTGGCACCCCACGAGCCCGAAAGGAGGCAGTGCGCATGAGCTCCCGCCTGATTTCACGAACCCTGAACACGCTCTTTAAAGGAGGCTTCAATGTCTGAGCAGTTTCTTCACGGGGTGGAGGTCGTTCAAATTGACGACGGCCTGCGCCCGATCCGTACCGTCCGCTCCTCGGTGATCGGGGTGGTGGGCACCGCGCCCGACGCCGCCGGCGCCACAGCGGCAACCCTGACCCTGGGCTCGACCGCGCTGGATACCGCGCTCACCTTCACCGCCCAGACCGCCGGCCTCGACGGCAACCTGATTTCCGTCGCGTTCACCGACCCCGGCACGATCAGCGCCGCGATCGCGGTGACCGTGGATGGCAACGCCATCTCGGTGGCGCTGGCGACCGACCTCGAAGGCGCGATCACCTCGACCGCGGCCGACGTCAAGACGGCGATCGAGGGCGATGTCGATGCCGCTGCCCTGGTGGCGGTCGCACATGCCGGCACCAGCGACGGCTCCGGTGTCGTGCGCGCCAAGGCGGCAACCAAGCTGGCGGATGGCGCCGCCGAGCCCTTTCCGCTCAACACGCCGGTGCTCATCGCGGGCAGCCGGCGCGAGGCGGCCAAGCTCGACGCGACCGACCAGGGCCTGGGCACGCTGCCCGCCGCGCTCGACGCGATCTTCGACCAGGCCGGTGCCGTCGTGGTGGTCGTGCGGGTCGAGGAGGGCGCCGACGACGCGGAGACGCAGGCCAACATCATCGGCGGCGTCGACGGCGTGACCGGCGACTACGAGGGCCTGCAAGCCCTCGCCGCGGCCGAGAGCATCGTGCATGTCTCGCCGCGCATCCTGATCGCCCCGGGCTTCACCCAGAACACCGGCGTGGTCAGCGAGATGATCGGCATCGCCGGGCGGCTGCGCGCGGTCATCATCGCCGACGGGCCGAACACCACCGACACCGAGGCGATCGAGTATCGCGGCGAGTTCGGCTCCGATCGGCTCTATATCGTCGACCCCTGGGTGACGGTGTTCGACACGGTGGCCGCCAAAGAGGTCGTGGCCCCGGTTTCGGCGCGGGTGGCGGGCGTGATCGCGCGCACCGACGCCGACAACGGCTTCTGGTGGTCGCCCTCGAACAAGCTGATCAACGGCATCACCGGCACCGCCCGGGCCGTGTCCTTCGGCCTGTCCGATCCGAACTCGCGCGCGAACATCCTCAACGAGAACGAGGTGGCGACGATCGTGCGCAAGGACGGCTACCGCCTCTGGGGCAACCGCTCGACCACGGCCGATCCGCTCTGGGCCTTCCTGAGCGTGCGCCGCACCGCGGACATGATCTACGAGAGCGTCGAGCAGGCGCACCTGTGGGCCATGGACCGCCCCTTCTCGGGGCAGCTGATCAACGACATCCGCGACGGTGTCGATGCCTACCTGCGCCATCTCAAGGCGCTCGGCGCGATCCTTGGCGGGCGCGTCTGGCTCGACCCCGAGCTCAACACCGAGGCCCAGCTCAAGGCCGGCAAGCTCTATCTCGACTTCGACATCGAGCCACCCGCACCGCTCGAGCACCTCACCTTCCGCGCGCATCGCAACGGCGAGTACTACGAAGAACTCGTCGCCGATGTTGCCCAGGCCAGCTAAGGAGACCGGCAAATGGCATATCCTCGTACTATCCGCAACTTCAACGCCTTCGTCGACGGCACAAGCTATTTCGGCCGCGTCGATGAGGCGAAACTCCCTCCGGTCACCCTCAACACCGAGGCGCATCGTGGCGCGGGCATGGATGGCCCCGTCGCGATCGACATGGGCATGGAGGGCATGCAGTCCGAGATCACCTTCGCCGAATGGGATCCCGCGCTGCTCAAGTCCTTCGGCCGGCGCACGCGCTTCGTCATGCGCCCCGGCGCCATGGGCGAGGATGATTTCTCGGCCGACACCTACATCGCCACCCTGGGCGGGCGCATCAGCGTCAACGGCCCCGAGGATCTGAAGGCCGGCGACAAGTCGACCCTGAAGATCACCATGGAGGTCGACTACTACCGCCTCGAAAAGGACGGCGAGGAGCTGTGGGAGATCGACATCGAAAACGGCGTGCGCGTCATCGGCGGGGTCGATCAGCTCGCCGAGCTGCGCCGCGCCATGGGCATCTGAGGGGGTTGAGCCATGAGTGACAAGACCAAGACGACACGGCTGAGCCACCCCATCAAGGTCGGCAACAAGGAGATCCACGAGGTCGAGGTCACCAAGCCCTCGGTCGGCGCGCTGCGCGGCCTGAAAATGACCGACGTGCTGCAGATGGATGTCACCGCCCTGATGACGCTCCTGCCGCGCGTGACGCAGCCCGCGCTCGCGCCCGACCAGGTGGCCGCGCTGGACCCGGCCGACTTCACCGACCTGTCCGGAAAGCTTCTGCTTTTTTTCGCGCGGGCCGAGCAGCTGGAGGGGCTGGCGCCACAGGGGAGCGCCTGAAGCTCCCCGATGACGTGGAAGAGGCCATGGCCGATGTGGCCATGGTCTTGAATGTCCAGCCGTCTGAAATGCTGGCCATGGAAATCGAAGAGCTTGCGCGCTGGCTCGCCATGGCGCGCGAGCGCAGGGAAGCGGAGGCGCGCGCGAACGGGGGCCCGAGACGATGAGCGATCTCAACATCGCCATGATCCTGAGACTGGTCGATCGGGTCAGCGCCCCGGCGCGGAAGGTCCGCGGGGCGCTCGGCGGCATCGCTGACAGCGCGACGCAGGCCGGCAACCGCGCCACCGCCTTCGCCGACCGGAACGTTGCGGCGCTTGACGCGCAGCGGGCTGCGATGCGCGGCTCCGCGCTGGAAACCGCCGCGATCGGCTACGGCCTTTACCGCGCGATGCAGCCCGCCATCGAGTTCGAAAGCGCGATGGCGGGCGTGCGGCGGGTCGTAACCTTCGACGATGAAACCGCCATTGAACGGCTCGGCGACGACATCCTTGCGCTGACCTCTTCGGGGGGGTTGCCGATGGCGGCCGAGGGCGTGGCCTCGATCATCGAGGCGGCCGGGCAGGCCGGGATCATCGACGATGCCCTGCCCGACGACGAGCGGCGCGCGCAGCTGATCGCCTTCGCCCGCGATGCGGCGCAGATGGGTGTCGCGTTCGATATGTCTGCCGCCCAGGCCGGCGAGGCCATGGCGCAGTGGCGCGGCGCGCTCGGGCTCACCCAGGAGCGGGCCCTCGGGCTTGGCGATGCGGTCAACCACATCTCGAACAGCATGAACGCGTCCGCGCCGGACCTGGTCCAGGTGATCCGGCGGCAAGGCGCCGTGGCGATGACCGCCGGCCTGGCCGAAACGGAGGTCGCCGCCCTGTCCGCGGCGTTCCTGGCGGGCGGGGCCAGTCCGGAGATCGCGGCCACCGCCCTGAAGAACTTCACCGGCGCGCTCACGCGCGGGGAGGCCATGACGGCGCGTCAGCGCAGTGTCATGGAAGGGCTGGGTTTTGATGCCACCGAGATGGCCGAGCGCATGCAGGTCGATGCGCGAGGCGCAATCACCGACGTGATGACCGCGCTCTCCGAGCTGCCGGACGCGCGGCGCGGCGCGGCGCTCTCGCAGCTCTTCGGTGAGGAAAGCATGGGGGCCATCGCCCCACTGCTCAACAACCTCAACCTGCTGCGCGAGAGCTTCGACCTGGTCGCCGACCCGTCGGACTTTGCCGGGGCGATGCTGGAGGAGTACGAGCAGCAGGCATCGACCACGGCGAACGCGGTGGCGCGGCTGCGCGGCTTCATCACCGCGCTCTCGACGACCTTCGGCTCCGTCCTGCTGCCCGAACTCAATGCCTTGCTCGAAGGTGTCATGCCGGTGGTGGGCATCTTCCGCGACTGGGTCGCGGAAAACCCCGAGCTGATCCGCCAGATCGGCATCGCCACGGCGGGGCTCTTCGCGATGCGGCTGGCCTCGCTCGCGCTGCGCTTTGCCGCCCTCACGGCGGCCGTGCCGGTGCTGCGCCTGATCGGTGCGGGGGGGCGGCTGGTGGCCTTCCTGCCGGTTCTGGGGCGCGCACTGCTGGCCCTGCTCAACCCCTTCGCGCTGGTGCGCGGGGCGATGATCGCCCTGCGCGTGGCGCTGCTGGCCAGCGGGATCGGCGCGATCGTCGCGGGCATTGCGCTTGCGGGTCTCTGGATCTGGAACAACTGGGAGGGGCTGCTGGTCTTCTTCCGGGGCTTCGGCGTGGGGCTGCGCGCCGCGCTTGGGCCGGCGGCGCCCCTGCTTGACTGGCTGGTGGATCGGGCGCGGGCGCTGGCCGAATGGGTCGGCGCCCTGGTGGCGCCACTGGATGCGAGTGCCGAGGCGTGGGCCGAATGGGGCGAGACGGCCGGGAGCTGGCTCGGCGGCGTAGTCGCCCAGCTGATCGAGTGGATCGAGGCATCCCCCGCCGTCGCCAAGGGCGTCGCGCTGGTTACTGCCGGCGTCATGGGGCTGCGCCTGGCGCTTCGCGTGGTGGCCCTGCCGCTGCGGCTGGCCGGGCGCCTGCTCGGCGGTGTGGTCGGGACGTTGGCGCGGCTGTCGGGGCTGCGCGCGCTGCGGCTCTCGCGACTTGTGAGGCCACTCACGTGGGGGGCAGCGCTAATTCCGCGCCTCACTGTTGCGCTGTTTCGCGCCCTCGCGACCGGCGGTCGGCGTCTCCTTGTGGTTGGACTGATCCGTCCGCTGGTGTGGACGGCAGCCCTTATTCCTCGCCTGGCCAGTGCGGCGTGGGTCGCGCTGGCTGTGGGCAGCAGGCTTGCCGTTTCTGCTTTGGTCGCGCCCTTGACATGGACGGCGGCACTCATCCCTCGTCTGTCGCCGCTGCGGTTCCGCGCGCTGGCGGCGGGCGGCGCGCGTCTGGCCGCCTCGGCGCTGGTCACGCCGCTCAGATGGGTCTCCAGGTTGATCCCGGCGATCGGCTGGGCGTCGCTGGCCGGCCGTCTGAGCTGGCGCTCGCTGATTACGCCCCTCGCATGGATCGGGCGCGGCGCGTTGCGCTTCATTCCCGTGATTGGCTGGGCCGCGCTGGCGGGCGAGCTTCTCTGGCACTTGCTCATCAAGCCCCTCGGCTGGGATGAGTACCTCAGCCTCGATGCGCTCAGCGGATACATCGAGGACATCAAGGAGTGGTTCACCTGGGAAAACCTGCTGGAGGTGATTTCCTGGGTGACGTGGCTGCCGATAGCCCCGTTCACCGCCCTGATGGAGCGGATTTTCGGGTTCGAATGGAGCGACTTCCTGCCCGACTGGAGTTGGAGCTTCATCGGCAGGATCGACTTCGGCGACCTGATCACATGGCCCGAGCCGCCCGCCTGGCTGCTCTGGCTGATGGGGCGCGACGACAGCCCGATCGTCGAGGCGCCGGTGGCGGCGGACATGCCCGGCTTCGACCGGCTCACGCCCGAGGTGCGGCAAGCTGCCGAAACGGTGCAGGCGGCGGCGGGGCGTAGCGCCCTGCCGGCGCAGCGCATCGCGGAGCTTCGAGAGGAGGCGGAAGTCACGCGCGCCGAGATCGCCGCGCTGGAGGATCAACTCACCGGCCCGATGGGGCCGGGCGACATGATGGCGTCGGGCTTGCGCCGGCAGCTGCTTGGGCGGGCCCAGGCGGCGCTGCAGGCGCTGGTCGAGCAGATCGCCGAGGCCGAGACGCAGTCGGATCAGCTGGAGGCCGCGCTCGCGCTTCTGTCCGACACCGAGGCGGCGCCGGATGTCAACATCACGTCGATCGAGCGCGCCCTTGAGCGTGTGCGCGAGCTGTCGGGCGCGCTGCGCACCCTTCCCGGCGGCACGGCCAACGGGGCGGCGCCGACAGGCACCACCAGCGGCGAGCCGCGCCCGGTCGGCGCGCGGGCGCTGGGCGGCTCGGTGCGGCCGGGCTTCGGCTATCGCATCAACGAGCAGGGCGAAGAAATCTTCGTGCCGGATGTCGCCGGCCGGGTGATCCCGGCGCGGGCGGCGCGCATGATCATGGCCGCCTCCATGGCGGGGGTGCCGGCGGTCGCGGCGGCCGGGGCGGTCGACATGCCCGCGCTGGCGTCGTTCAATCCGGCGACCATCGCGGCCGAGATGCCGAACATCGACCACAGCCCCAGCCTGGTGGGTACCGGGGGCGGGCGCCAGGTCGGTGGCGTAACGGTCGGCGATATTCACATCCACGCAGCGCCCGGTATGAGCCCGCAGGACATCGCGGCCGAGGTGCGGCGTGAGATCGAGCGCATCGGGCGCGAGAGCGGCGCGGAAAACGGCCTGCACGACGGAGGGCAGTATGATCGGGACTAGCTTGGTGATGATGGCGCTCGGCGCGTTCCGCTTCGGCGTCAACCATGCTGCCTACCAGTCGCTCACGCGGCAGGCGGCATGGCGGTGGGAAAAGCTCGACCGTGTCGGCCGCGCGCCGGCCCTTCAATACCTCGGACCGGACGCCCACGATCTGGTGCTTGAAGGGGTGATTTACCCGCACTTCAAGGGGGGCTTGCGACAGGTCGAGTTGATGCGCGCCACGGCCGATCAGGGGCGGCCTATGATGCTGGTCGACGGGCTCGGCTGGATCTGGGAGCAGTGGGTGATCGTCGGCGTCGAGGAGCGTAAGAGCTACTTCATGCGCGATGGCGCGCCGCGCAAGATCGAGTTCACGGTGACCCTGCGCGCTTACGGGGCGGACCTGCTATGACCACCTACACCACGCAGCAAGGCGACACCGTCGATGCCATCGCCTGGGCCGAGTACGGCGATGACGGCTACACGCTCGACCTCTTGCGCGCCAACCCAGGGCTCGCGGGTCGCGGCCCGATCCTGCCCGCCGGTGTCGAGGTGCGCCTGCCCGATAGCGTCACGGCGCCCGCGGTGTCGCAAATCCGGCTCTGGGGGAAAGAAGCGTGACGCCGGACTTCCTGATCGAGGCTGACGGCTCGGACATCACGCCGCTGGTGCGCGACAGGCTGGTGTCGCTGCGCCTGGTCGACGAGCAGGGCTTCGAGGCCGACCGGCTGGTGATGACGATCGACGATCGCGACAGCCGGGTGGCACTGCCCGCCAGGGAGGCGGAGCTGAAGCTGCGCCTGGGCTACCGGGAGACCGGCCTTTCGCCCATGGGGCTCTACGTGGTCGACGCGGTGTCGGTGGAGGGGCCCGTCCAGAAGATCACGATCCGCGCCCAGGCGGCCGACATGACCGGGCGCATCCGCGCGCCGAAGACGCGCGCCTGGGAGGACGTGACCCTGGGCGACATCGTGAAGAAGATCGCTGGCGAAGCGGGGCTCGAGCCGGTGGTCGGCGAGGACATCGCCACCACACATTACGACATGGTCGCGCAGACGGCGGAAAGCGACCTGCACCTCCTCACCCGCCTGGCGGAGGCGCTGGACGCGACGGCCAAGCCCTCGGCCGGGCGTCTCGTCGTCGTGCGCCGGGGGTCGAAGAAGACGGCCGAGGGTGGGGATATCCCGCCCGTGCCCCTGCCGCTCTCGCGGTTGGCGCGCTGGAACTTCGACCTGTCCGGGCGCGAGGTCTACAAGACCGTGAAGGCCGAATGGGCGGAGATCGGCGCCGGCCAGGTGCGCGTGGTCGAGGCGGGCGAGGGCGAGCCCATTCTCGAGCTGCGCGAAGTCTACGGCTCGGAGGAGGCTGCCAAGCGCGCGGCCGATGCCGCCCTCAACCGGGCGCGCCGGGGGCTGGGCAAGGGCACGCTCGAACTCGGCGGCTTCGACGCCGGGCTATTCGCGGGCGGACTGGTCGACCTTCCGGACATCCGGGCAGAGCTGTCCGGGGAGTGGCACATCCGGCGCGTGGAGCACGAGCTCGGCGCCGGCCTGCGCAGCCGGGTTGACGTCGAGCGCGGCGAGGATGAAGAGGGCGATTAAGCGGCCCTTAAAGGGGTGTTGAGCGCTCGCCCGAATAAAAGTCGTTTGCTGAAAAATTGCGTGTCAAACTCTGAAAAATTGCGTGTCACGCTACACTGGCGCTGATCGGCGTGGCGCTGATCGGCGTGCTGGAAAGCCTGGCCGTCGCCGCGGTGTTCACGGTGATCGAGGTGGCGGGCCTGGCGCTGGTGATCTGGGCCGGCGGCACGGCGCTGCCCAGTGCCGACTGGCAGATGCCCGAGGCCGTCGCCTGGGCCGGCATCGGGGCCGGCGCGACGCTGGCCTTCTTTGCCTTCATCGGGTTCGAGGACATGGTCAACATGGCCGAAGAGGTCAAACACCCCGAACGCACCATGCCGCGCGCCATATTGCTGTCGCTTGCCATCACCGCTGCGCTCTATGGGCTGGTGGCCTGGGCCGCCGTGCGGTCGGTTCCGGTGGACGATCTGGCCGGGTCCGAACAGCCGCTGGCGCTGGTATGGGCGCGCGCCACCGGCGGGCCGGCGGCGCCGCTGGCGCTGATCGCGGTGGCGGCGGCGCTCAACGGTGTGCTGGCGCAGATCATCATGGCCAGCCGGGTTCTGTTCGGGCTGGGCCGGCGCAGCGCCGCGCTTGGGGTGTTTCACAACGCCCACCCCCGGTTCGGCACGCCGGTGCTGGCCACGGCGCTGGTCGGCGCGGCGGTGCTGGCGGGGGCGCTGGCGCTGCCGGTGGCGGCGCTGGCCGGTGCGACCTCGGCGATCCTGCTGGGGGTATTCGTGCTGGTCAACGCGGCCCTGATCGGGGTGAAGCGTGAGCAGCCGCAGGCGTCGTTCCGGGTGCCGATGACGGTGCCGGTTCTGGGGCTCGTGGCCTCGGCCGCCGCGCTGGCCCTGCAACTGTGGGGCGGCGGATGAGCGTATCGCTGATCCTGGCCTGCCTGTGGGCGGTGGTCGCCAACGTGGCCGCGCTGATCCCGTCGCGCGACAACCTCTGGCGCCGGGCCTATTGGCTGATCGGCGCCGGCATCCCGATCCTGGGGCTGGTCACCTATGCCCACGGACCCTGGGCGGGGCTGCTGGTGATGCTGGGCGGCATGTCGATGCTGCGCTGGCCGGTGGTCTACCTGGGCCGGTGGCTCAGGCGGCGGGTGCGCTGAGGCTTTACCTTGCCCCGCGCGCGGGGCAGTCTGCACGCAATGGTCGAGATTGCGGATATCAAGGATGAGGACAGCCTGAGGGCGTGGCTGGAGGATCAATCGCGCGAGGTGTCGGTCTGGATCGCGTCGCGCGCCGCGGCGCGGCTGTTGCCCGTGTGGTGGGACGCGGTGCTGGATTGGGCGTACGAAGAAGATTTGACAGCTCTGCCGGTCTTGCGCAGCCTGTTGATAGCGTCGGTTGCGGCTGTTGGGCCAGCCGACGATATCAGGTCCGATGCCGCCGCTGCCGCCGCCGACGCCGCCGACGCCGCCTTCGTCTCCGCCGTTGACGCCGCCGCCGAGGCCGCCTTCGTCTCC